GCTTAACATTATCAAAAACCTATTCACCAAGCCAGCAACAACAGCGCGTCCAGTCTTGACCATTGATCAGGTACAGTTTAGACGTACCACCAAGCGATACGGCAAGCTGGGTACATTCAGCACCAACAAGGGCTATCTGTTAGCGCAACGTGACACAATGTCAGGCAAGTTTGTAAAGGTAAAGGGCTAGTCATGGGAATGTACATAGACACGGCCTATCCAGACGTAACACAAGACGCGAGGCTTGCTAGTATTCTAACCAAGATGAAGGCACTAGCAGTCCAGATAGAAGATGCTGAGTGGCAAGGCCAAGACGTTACAGCAATGAGGCAACAGCTATCAAGTCTAAAGGCTAGGCATAATGATGGCGCAACATATGAACCACTGTTTTAAGGAGTAAGCTAATGACTGATACACCAACAATCTACATAGATGGTGAATACCTACCAGCAAGGTGGGAATGGCACGAAAATGACGTTGTTTCGCAGTGGGTTTTAGTAGTAGACGGAGAAATGACATGACTTGGACACCTAAAGCATCAACCAAGGTGGTGATAGAGTTAGACTTTGATGGACACTGCATGGATGACAACGCACTGAAGCACTGTGTCTTTGACTATCTATGCCAGCTAATGGATGACGATAATCTTTACTATGAGACTTACCTTTATGGGGTTGACAACGACAACGAACCTATGCTAAGACTGGTAGATGATGATGACTGATGATTTTGAAGCTATCAAAGAATATGTGTTTGACCATTATGTACATTTTGGCGCATATCCAATGGACGTTGAAACCGATGCCAAAGTATACACATTTGACCAGTATTGGGCTATCTTAGATAAGGAGAATCACGATGAAGATAACACCAGTACATAAAGCAATCATGCAATCAAGACGGAGACAAAGCAATGCCAAAGAAAAATGCACACCAGTTAGCTTGGGAAAAGATACAAGCAACAGCAAAGAAGGAACGACTAGAAACACAAGCAAAACTAAAGAAGGTACTGACTGATGAACAGTATCGTGTATTGATAGATACCTTTAAGATTGTTGATCGCATACATGACAATGCAACAGAAATGAATGATCTTTATATGTCAGACATCAGGATGCTAACCAGTGTATGGTATGGTCAGGGTCAGTACAAGAAGGGTGTTGTTGAATTTATTTGGAGACATGATGATGCCTAACTACAAGCAACAAGAGACACGCAACAAGTATGATGATGCCTATGTCATGGGATACCACAACGGCTATCATGGCTTGACATATGACAACCAGTATGATAAGAATGATCAGGCTCAGTATCATATCAAGTTTAAGATGGGCTATGTTCAAGGTGAGTTAATGCGTACCAATGAGGGGACAGACAAATGAGTATGGGTTTCAAACAATGTGATATGTGTGGGGATGGTGAGGCAGAAGCACTATACGCAGTGGATGGTATGATTGAGTGGTTCTGTCCTGAGTGTAACGCGAGGTGGGCAGTGGAGTCTACTGAATACGAACAAGTATCAGCACACCAGCACTGGATGATGCGTCACTATGGGGAGGAATGATGGAAGGTTTTGTTTGGCTTTGTTTACTGGCTATCCTAGTCAGTGGTTTGTTAGGACATAACACAGACAACGAAGTCTATATGGGATTACAATTTGTGTTTATGTTAGGCATGATCGTAGGCGTACCAATCCTATCAGTAATACTATACATGTAACAGGGGTGTGGCTATGGGGTACAGTTTAGAACAACAGCTTGAATTAGAAAGAGAAATGCTGAACGCTGGCATCAACAGGTTTAGGCGTGTGATAGATGAGGCAGTAGGCAAGGGCAGAGAGACACGCACACTACATGGCAGGACTATGATTGCCACAGTGGTAGGCTCAGTAGCTGAAGGGGTAAAGCAAGTACAAGACACACCCACCAGCAACAGGGACGTAGCCTACAAGAAGCTGCAAGGCATGAAGCCTGACGCTGTAGCATACATAGCCCTAGTCTCTATGGTTGATGGCATCAGCAAGGCTCAAGCCTTGGTTAAAGTAGCAAAGAATATTGGTGTCAACATAGAGATGCAAGACAGGCTAGAGAAGTGGATCGAAGCAGAGGGGGATGTAGCAAGGAACACAATCAAGAAGGCCAACGAGAAGGGTACGACAGCTAGACGCTACGGCCTGACTAACAAGATGAACAAGGATGGATACAAACATCTAGCATGGACAGGTGATCAACGTATCCATGTAGGCATGAAGCTGGTTGATGTAATCATCAAGAACACAGGGCTAGTCAGACTGGAAAGGCTATCGACTAGTAGAAACAAAACGACTACATATCTTAGGGCAACACCCATCACAGAGGAGTGGGTCAAGGCATTTAATTCACACATGGAAGTATCAAGACCACGCTGGACACCATGTATCGTACCACCCAAGGACTGGACAGACACAGAGGGGGGTGGATACTACGCAGATTTCTTAGACCCATTGAGTATAATCAGGAGAGGATAGTATGAAGGCACACATGACCAAGCTGAAACAGCGTGACCTATCCCAAGAGTTCGACTGCTTGAACACACTGCAACACACACCATGGCAGATCAACAAGCCAGTGCTTGAGATCATCCGTAACATGTGGGACAGTGGACAAGAGTGGGCAGGACTACCAGCCAGAGAGGACAGACCACTACCTAGCTACCCATTCAACAAAGAACCAGCAGCTATGGATGAGGCAGAACGCAAGCTGTTCAAGGACTGGAGTAAGAAACGCAACGAGGTGTATACGTTCAACAACAAGACTGTAAGCAAGCGCATACAGGTGGAACGCACACTACAAATAGCTGAACAATACAGCAAGTACGATGAGTTCTATTATGTATGGCAGAATGACTTTCGTTCTCGCAAGTACCCAGCCAGCACATTCCTGTCACCACAGGCAGCAGACTGGAGTAAGGGATTGATGACCTTCAAGGTAGACAAGGCCATCAACAATTGGGATGACGCACGATGGTTGTGTATTCATGGTGCTAACCTATACGGCAACGACAAGATCACACTAGACCAGCGTGAGGGTTGGGCGTGGGATATAGCAGATGAGGTTAAGCGTGTGGCTGACAACCCATACGACAACAACTGGTGGCTAGATGCAGACAAACCCTTTCAGTTTCTAGGCTGGTGCTTAGAGTTTGCTGGCCTAGTCAAGCATGGCTGGGGGTACATGTCCAACCTACCTGTATCTGCTGATGGTAGCTGTAACGGACTGCAACATCTATCAGCTATCCTGCGTGATGAACGTGGTGGTAGGGCAACCAACCTACTAGCATCTGATGTACCTCAAGACATCTACACTGAGGTAGCAGAGGAAGCCATGCGTAACATCTCTAGGGATGCAGACCAAGGCGAAATTCTAGCGAAAAAATTTATAGAGTTTGGCATCGACAGGTCTTTAACTAAACGGTCAGTGATGATTGTACCATACAGTGGCACGATACACTCATGTCGTACCTACATTGAGGAAGCTATGCGTGATAAGATTGAGAAGGGAACACCAGATATATTTGGTGATGACCTATTCGATGCTACCATCTACCTAGCTAGACATGTGTGGGATGCAATCAACGGTGTGATTACAGCAGCACGACAGGTCATGGACTACATCAAGGATGTCGGTGCTGTCTACGCCAGTCATAACAAGCACATGGAATGGGTAACACCAACCAACTGGCTGGTCATGCAGAACTACAATGACGTAGAGAAACGTAGGATCACTAGCCTAATCAACGGCAACACAATACAGCTAGTACTCAACAGAGATATACCTAACCAAGTAAGCAAGCGGCGTACTGGCTCAGGTGCTAGCCCTAACTTCATCCACTCTATGGATGCAGCAGCTATGACTAAGACTATCAATACCTGCAAGCAGCAGGGTATCAGACACTTTGCCATGGTACACGACAGCTATGGTACACACAGTAGCGAGATGCCAAGGCTGTCTGATGTATTGAGACAAGAGTTTGTTCAGATGTATACTGAACATGATGTGTTGACAATGCTAAGACAACATGCTATTGTCACACTTGGAACTGAGGACGTTCCAACACCACCGAAGCAGGGTAGTTTAGACATCAACAACGTATTGAAATCACAATACTTTTTTGCCTAGTTCTAACCTGTACCTATAGCCTAACTAACTTTAACAACTAAGGAGAAGTGATAGTGATTATCATTAAAGGCAAAGCCCAATGGGCAAAAGTATTTGACCCTGATACACGGTTCGTACCAGAGGGAGAGTACTCAACACAGGTCATCGTACCTGAGGCAGAAGCAGCAGCAGTGTGTGAACAGCTTGATGGAATTATCCAGACTAAATTCCAAGATGCTGTCAAGGACAACCCTAAACTCAAGGCAGTCCTGTCCACAGCTACACCGTACACCAAGGAAGTAGACGACAACGGTGATGAGACTGGCAACCTAGTGTTCAAGTCTAAGCTGAAGGCACGTATCAAGTCTAAGTCAGGCGAGACATACACACAGAAGCCATCAGTGGTGGATGCCAAGAAGACACCGATGGATAAGTCTATTGCTGTCGGCAATGGATCAACAGTTAAGATTGCTGTCGAGCCATTCCCCTATGTGATGCAGTCAACCAAGCAGGTGGGTGTGTCACTACGACTGAAGGCTATGCAGGTCATTGACTTGGTAGAGTATGGTGCGCCAGCATCTATCTTTGATGAGGAAGATGGGTATGTTGCACAAGCTGTAGCCAAGGACAACAGCAACGACATGTTTGATGATGAACCTACTGCTAGTGATGCCGATGACGAAGGGGACTTTTGAGGCAAGGGTCATTGCAGACCTAGATGAACGTGGCGTTCCATATATATACGAGCCAGAGAAGCTGGCCTACTATGTGGAACGTCACTACATCCCTGACTTATCGGTAGGCACAATGATAGTAGAACTGAAAGGTTATCTAAGACAGGATAGCCAACGCAAGATGAAGGCAATCAAGGCACAGTATCCTGACTTGGATGTACGCTTTGTCTTTCAGAAAGCCAGTGCTACTATTCAGGGTGCTAAGAAAAGAAAGGATGGGTCTAAGATGACCTGTGGTGAGTGGGCAGACCGACAAGGTTTTGTCTGGGCAGAAGGAACTATACCTAAGGAGTGGTTATGAGTGTCATTGACGTAAAGGAAGAATGGGTATCTGAAGTAGATATGAACACTGAGTTCGGTGCTTATGGGCTGAGTGTATCAGTCTATGTAGACCAGCATGAACTAGCAGAACATGTAAGCTATCACGACATGGCACATGCTATGCTATCAGATGACATCAAGTATGATGATGAACTAATCATGGAGATTGTTCACGGACTTGAGAACACAGCACAAACCTTACGTAATGGTTTAGGCAATGGAAGATAACAGTACATTCATCAGGCACGAAGCCTGTGAATCTTGTGGCAGTAGTGATGCCAATGCGTTGTATAGTTCTGGCAATCACTACTGCTTTGCGTGTGAGAAGTTTACACCAGCAGAAGGAAATAGTATGGAACCAGTACGAGATACGGTTAGCATTGACACTAAGTTCTTGCAGCCTATACCTACACAGCTAGCCAAGCGCAAGCTAACAGAGAAGACACTAAAGCATTGGGGCTACGGTATAGCTGAGTACCACGGTAAGAAGGTACAAGTAGCCAACTACTACAACAAGGACAACCACGTTGTAGCACAGAAGGTACGCCACCCTAACAAGGACTTCACTGTTATTGGTAGCCTCAAGGATGCTGGCCTGTATGGTCAACACCTATGCCGTGATGGTGGTAAGATGATTACCATTGTCGAGGGTGAGGTGGACGCACTATCAGTCAGTCAAATTTTTGACAACAAGTATAGTGTGGTCAGTGTACCAAATGGTGCAGCAGGTGCAAAGAAAGCCATAGCCAAGTCAATCGAATGGCTATGCAAGTACGACAAGATCATCCTTATGTTTGATCAGGATGAGGTAGGACAGGCAGCAGCTATTGAGTGTGCCAAGATACTACCACCAGACAAGGCAAGCATTGCCAGCCTACCCCTCAAGGATGCCAGCGAAATGTTACAGGCTGGTAGAACTGAGGAAGTAATCAGGGCAGTGTGGGGTGCTAAGACCTACAGACCTGACGGTATCGTAGCTGGTACTGACTTGTGGGATGTGGTCACAGCAGTAGATGATCGTGTGTCTATTCCCTACCCATACTCTGGTATGAATGAGAAGGTAGGTGGTTGTCGCAAGGGTGAGATCGTAACGCTGACAGCAGGATCGGGCATAGGTAAGTCGCAGCTAGCACGTGAGTTAGCACATGGTCTTATCCAGTCAGGTCAGACAGTGGGTTACATAGCACTAGAGGAGAACGTCAAGCGTACTGCCTTAGGTCTTATGTCAATCGAACTCAACAAGCCTTTGCATCTAGGTGAACTAAACATCAATGACAAGGAGTTACGTGATGCCTTTGATGCAACAGTTGGTTCAGGTAGAGTATATCTGTATGATCATTGGGGCAGTACTGATAGTGACAACCTGCTATCCAAGATACGCTACCTTGTTCGTGGTTGTGGGTGCGATTTTATTGTACTTGATCATATCAGTATCGTTGTTAGTGGGCTAGAGGGTGGAGATGAAAGACGTATCATTGACAACACCATGACAGCTATGCGTTCTCTTGTTGAGGAACTTAACTGTGGTATGATACTTATCTCACACCTCAAGCGTCCGTCTGGTGACAGAGGACATGAAGATGGCGCACAGACTAGCATGTCACAACTACGTGGCAGTGCTGCAATCGGTCAGCTTAGTGACATCGTGATTGGATTGGAAAGGAACCAGCAAGACAAGGAACGTCCAGACATAAGCAACGTCAGGGTGTTGAAGAACAGATGGTCAGGTGAGACTGGCCTATGCAACAGCCTTCAATACATGAAGGACAGTGGACGTATGGTTGAAGTATTCTTTGATGATGAGGAAGAACCAGACGTAGAATTTTAACTAGTGCGGAGACACAGTATGGAATACATATGGGACTTAGAAGCAGACCATCTACTTAAAGAGGTGACACAAGTTTGGTGTCATGTCTTCAGGGATGTACACACTGATGAGGTACACACCTTTGACCCAACACAGACGCAAGAAGCATTGGAGTTTATGGACAATGCAAAGACCTTGATTGGTCACAACATCATCGACTACGACTTGCGTGTGATGAAGAAGCTACACGACTTTACCTTCAAGGGTAAGGTAGTAGATACGTTGGTATACTCTAGGACAATCTGGCCTCACCTAAAAGAACTAGACTTCACTATGTACAGCAAGGGTAAGTTCCCTGCTAACATCATTGGTAGTCATAGCTTGAAGGCTTGGGGCGTAAGGCTAGGAGAATTAAAAGGTGACTTCAATAATCATAGCGAAAGCTTTGCAGCATACACCACCGAAATGTTGGAGTACTGCATCCAAGACACAAAGGTTACGCAGAAACTATATGAGAAAATTCTCAGCAAAAATTTCAGCAGCGATGCGTTACATCTTGAACAAGTAATCCACACGCTGCTGATAGGACAAGAGGAAAGAGGCTTTGACTTTGATGTTGAGGCTGCACAAGAACTGTATGCTAGCCTAGCTGGACGCAAGGCTGACATCGAACAACAGTTGGTAGACACGTTTGAGCCTACCATCATTGAGTTAAAGACAAAGACTAAGACCATCCCATTCAACCCTGCATCACGGCAGCAGATTGCTGACCGACTGATCAAGCGAGGATGGGAGCCTACAGTATTCACTGACAGTGGTGAGCCTAAGGTAGATGAGACAGTGCTGGAAAGCATTGACATGCCAGAGGCTAGACTGCTACAGGAATACCTACTACTAAACAAACGCATAGGCCAACTAGCCACAGGCAAACAGGCATGGCTCAAGCTAGAGGAGAACGGCAGACTACATGGTAGAGTAAACCATATGGGTGCTGTCACATCTAGGTGTACCCACGCCAACCCCAACCTTGGGCAAGTACCCAGCGTTGGTGCAGCCTACGGCAAGGAGTGTCGTTCCTTATTCATTGCACCCAAGGGCTACAGCCTGTTAGGTGCTGACGCATCAGGTTTGGAACTACGCTGCCTAGCACACTATATGGCTAGGTATGATGATGGTAACTATGCTAACGTAGTGTTAGACGGTGACGTACATACCACTAACCAAGAAGCTGCTGGTCTTCCCACACGTTCCAATGCCAAGACATTCATCTATGGATTCTTGTATGGTGCAGGTGATGAGAAGATTGGTAAGATCATAGGCAAGGGTGCGAAGGAAGGTAAGCGTATTAAGAAGAAGTTTCTTAGCCAGCTACCTGCACTCAAGAAGCTGAAGGATGCAGTATCCCAAGCAGCAGATGATCGTGGTTACATCAAGGGACTAGATGGTAGGCACACACCTATCCGACACAGCCACGCAGCACTCAACAGTTTGCTTCAAGGTTGTGGTGCAATCTTATGTAAGACTTGGTACGTATTCATAGCAGATGCTATCAAGAAGGCAGGACTAGATGCTACCATCGTAGCGTTTGTACATGATGAAGTTCAACTAGTAGTAAAGGAAGGTCAAGAAGATGAGACAGGAAGACTTATTCAACAGTGTATGCGAGATGTCGAACACCATTACGGATTCAGATGCAGACTCGACAGTGAGTACAAGTACGGACGAAACTGGTCAGACACCCACTAACATCAACACAGTCTTTGAAGATGGTGAGTGGTGGTACGTTGGTAGTTCCAGTGGACGCAACAGGGTAGAGTCACATAACCGTAAGAATAGTAAGCGTATGTTTGTCAATGGTAAGTATGTACCACAGTCTCACCCTTTGTGGAAGGCAGGTAGGTACAAGTCATTCGATGATGCAGCCTTCTCTAGTCTTGAGAACTATGAACGTAGTACTGAGGGCATGGTCTACATCATTACCAATCCAGCGTGGCCTAAGTGGGTTAAGATTGGCATGGCTGTTGATGCTGACGATAGGTGTAACGGATACCAGACAAGCAGTCCCTTCCGTGACTACGAGGTAGTAGCTACTATCAGTACTAACGACAGACGCAAGGCTGAGGCTATCGCACATCAGATAGCAGAAGGCATGGCTAGTGATCGCAGGAACGAATGGTTCAAGCTAAAGAAAGCACAGGCAAGACAGGTACTAGTGCAGGTAGAGGAGAAGTTGAATGGACTTTGATTTCATTTGGAAGCTAATACTAACCTGTTCGTTTATGAGTGTTAGTATTTGTCTCAGTGTTAAGTGGATTGTTGAGGCATACTTAGACTACATTCAGGTACAGACAGGGCTACGTATACTACGAAAGTCTGAGAAAGATGAGGAGATTAACGATGACCCTACTGCTTATTGATGGTGACATCATTGCTTACAAGGCAGCTATGTCTGCTGAGACACCAGTGAATTGGGGTGATGGTCACTGGACACTGCATTGTTTTGAAGATGATGTAGCTGTACGAATCTCTGACCAGATCACCAAGCTAACAGATGAAGCACCAGTGCAGGACTGCATCGTTGCTTTGTCAGATAGCGATAACTATCGCAAGAAGGTTGCACCTTACTACAAAGCTAACCGAAAGAAAACTCGTAAGCCTATGCTGTTACCTTACGCTAGGGAATACATCATGGGTAAGTACAACACAATTATATATAAGGGATTAGAAGCTGATGATGTCCTTGGGATACTTGGTACTGCGAACGCAGATACTATTATATGGTCTGAAGATAAAGACCTACTCACTGTGCCAGCAAAGCACTGGCTTAATGGTGAGGTTGTTACAATCACTGAAGAAGAAGCTAACTACAATTTCGCTTACCAAACTCTGGTTGGTGACAGTACAGATAACTATAGCGGCTGTCCAACTATTGGTCCCAAGACTGCTAATAAACTTTTGTCTAATGGTTGTGGATGGGATAAGGTGGTTGATGCGTTTAAGGCTAAAGGTCTATCTGAAGAAGTAGCACTAGAGAACGCACGACTAGCACGTATCCTACGTAACGGTGAGTATGACACAGACACAGGAGAGGTAAAGTTATGGCATCCCAGCAACGACACGAAGCTTACATGAAAGCACAAGCAGAGTTTGACATGGTAAACAGCCCTGCCCACTACGCAGATAGTGGCATTGAAACCATTGACTACATCGTGGACGTACTAGGTGAGTACGAAGCTATCAGCTACTGCCATGGCAATGTCATCAAGTATACAGGCTCACGCCTATTCAAGAAGGGCAACCCTATTCAGGATGCAGAGAAGGCAGTGTGGTATCTTAACAAGATGATTGATCTACTAAAGAAAACAAAGGGAGTAAATTGGTAATGAGTATTGAGATACATCCAGACATTGTAACGTACAAGGTAGAGACTTACGATGATGATGGTAAGATGACAACATCAACACAACAGATGTTCTTAACTGAGGGTGACTTAACTGACCACCTCTATCATTTCAAGTCCTTCCTACAGGGTGCAGGGTTTAACTACGTAGACAATGTGTATGCAGTCAAAAGTGATGGTAACGAGGTAGGTGAGGAATGATGAACTTTTATGAGTACCAGATTGGTGCATTGAAGACAGCAGTATATCCTAAGACATATGCTGTATCCTATCCTGCCCTTGGTTTAGCTGAGGAAGCAGGTGAGGTAGCAGGTAAGATTGCTAAGATGATGCGTGATGAGATACCAATGCAGGATCAAAAGCAAGCTATTGCAACAGAGATGGGTGATGTACTGTGGATGTTAGCAGCACTAGCCCATGACTGTGGCCTGTCACTACAGACTATTGCAGAGATGAACGTAGAGAAACTAAAGAAACGACAACAGAATAATACACTACACGGAGAGGGTGACAACCGATGAGAAGCAACTACTTACCAACAGACTACCAGACTTTCATTGCTACTAGTCGGTATGCACGATGGCTTGAGGATGAGAACAGGCGAGAGACTTGGCCTGAGACAGTACAGCGATACATCAACTACATTGCTACCACTGGTCTACCCCCTAAAGACTTAGAGGAAATCGAAGAAGCTATCATCAACCTTGAAGTCATGCCTAGCATGAGAGCCTTGATGACAGCAGGGGTAGCAGCAGATCGTGACAACACCTGCATCTACAACTGTAGCTACCTGCCAGTAGACCACATCCGTGCCTTTGATGAGGCTATGTTCATTCTACTGTGTGGCACTGGTGTAGGTTTCAGCGTAGAACGTCAGTCTATTGCCAAGTTACCTGATGTACCTGATGCACTAGAAATTAGTGATGACATCATTGCAGTCAAGGACAGTAAGGAAGGCTGGGCTAGGGCATTGCATAAGCTACTGTCACACTTGTACTCAGGTGACATCCCTAAGTGGGACTTGTCTGCTATTCGTCCAGCAGGTGCGAGGCTCAAGACCTTTGGTGGTAGAGCCAGTGGACCAGAGCCATTGAATGACTTGTTTAACTTTGTGGTAGACAAGTTCAAGGCAGCAGCAGGACGTAAGCTTACCAGCATTGAGTGTCACGACATCATGTGCAAGATTGGTGAGGTTGTGGTAGTGGGTGGTGTACGCCGTTCAGCTATGATCAGTCTATCTAACCTCAGTGATGGACGTATGGCACATGCTAAGTCAGGTCAGTGGTGGGAGAATGAAGGTCAACGTGCGTTGGCTAATAACTCTGTAGCCTACACAGACAAGCCTGACATGGAAGGTTTCATGCGTGAGTGGTTGTCCCTCGTTGAGTCTAAGTCTGGTGAACGTGGCATCTTCTCTCGCCCAGCAGCAGACAAGCACGTAGAGATGAATGGACGTAGAGAGACAGGACATGAGTGGGGTACTAACCCTTGTTCTGAGATTATCCTACGCCCTTACCAGTTCTGTAATCTAACAGAGGTTGTTGTACGTGAAACAGATGACTTAGAAAGTCTACGCCGGAAGGTACGCCTTGCCACTATCCTTGGTACAGCACAGTCTACCTTTACTAAGATGCCATACTTGCGTAAGATTTGGCAGAAGAATACAGAAGAAGAACGACTGCTTGGTGTATCACTGACAGGCATCATGGACAACCCTGTACTATCTAAGACTGTTGATAGCCCACGCTGGCTACAAGAGTTGAAGGCACAGGCCGTTGATGTCAACCGTGTCTACGCTGACAAGCTAGGTGTACCAGCTTCTGCTGCTATCACCTGTGTCAAACCATCCGGTACTGTATCTCAGCTAACTGACACAGCTTCTGGTATTCATGCACGGCATAGTGCTTACTACATCCGTACTGTACGTGGTGATAACAAAGACCCACTAACACAGTTTATGAAGGACAGTGGCATACCTGCTGAACCATGCGTGATGAAGCCTGACTCTACTACAGTGTTCAGCTTCCCTACTAAGTCACCATCTGGTGCTGTAACTCGCAACGACATGACTGCACTACAGCAGCTAGAGTTATGGAAGAACTACGCACTCAACTGGTGCGAACACAAACCATCAGTGACTATCACAGTCAAGGATGCAGAGTGGATGGCAGTGGGTGCATGGGTCTATGAGAACTTTGACATTTGTTCAGGTATCTCATTCCTACCTCACAGTGACCACACGTATGCACAAGCACCATATCAGGACATTGATGAAGAAACATATAATGACCTGAAGAAACAGATGCCTACTAGTATTGATTGGACTGCCTTATCAAACTACGAAAAAGTAGACACAACAAGTGGTAGTCAGACGTTAGCCTGTACTGCTGGTGCATGTGAACTCGTTGACATATAGTCTAAACTGTACCTATTAGCGAAAGTTAAAGAAAATGAAAGTACTTGGATACACACTAGGTATTACTACGGCTCTACTAAACGAACTTCAGGAACTTTATCCTAATAGGCTTCCACTTACACAAGTAACCTCTGAGGAATTAGCGTTTCTCAGAGGCCAACAGTCAGTAGTAAATAAGTTAAACGAATTATACAACGAAGAATATGAGGATTGAGACATGGGTGGACTATTTTCGCCAAAGATGCCTAAGCCCCTACCAGCACCAGCCAAGCCAGTGACAGCAGTAGCTAAAACTCCTGACATTGAATTGGAAGATGATGAAGTAGGAATTGCAGGACAGAAAAAGAAGAAGGGTAAGAAAGCCTTACGTACAGATATGATTTCAGACATGGGAACACAGACAGGTAGTGCTGGTTCTGGTCTACAGATTCCTACAGGGGGACAGTAACATGGGTGCTGTAAAGAAACCTCTAAAGAAACTTGAACGTGGTTTTAAGAAGCAGACTAAGAAGCTTGTTGGTAGTAAACCTAAAGCACCTACTGCTGCACAGACTGCCGCACCTTCTACTGCTGCTGGCAGAGGCACAGAAGAAGAAATGGAAGCTGTGGTAGAGACAGAAGGTGTACAACGTAAGCGTAGGAAGAAGGGCAAGAAACAACTTGTCACACCAGCAGCAGCTATTGCAGTAGGTGGAGAGGGTTCTTCTGGCTTAAATATACCGAAGGGATAAGATCATGGGATTAGCTTTGATGAATACAGGTGAGGCTAAAAAACTCATGGGCAGGGATGCTGATGATAAACAAACCCCACGTGTGGAAGACCCTGAGGAACAGGCGATGATAGATGAAGAAGAAAGCATCTATAAGAAAAAGAAGAATACGTTAGCTATCCCACCCTACACAGGTATTACTACCTAAAGGATTAGACTATGGAAATGGAACTAGGTACAGTAGCTAAACGCTACAGCCAATTGGAAGGTGAACGTGATACCTTTCTTGAACGAGGGCGAGAGGCAGCTAGACTAACTATCCCTACTCTGTTACCAGAGGAAGGACACAGTTCGTCCTCAACATATGCTACACCCTACCAAGGTATTGGTGCTAGGGGTGTAAACAATCTAGCCTCTAAATTATTGATGGCTCTCCTGCCACCTAACACACCCTTCTTTCGTCTGACCATTGATGATTTTGACTTGCAGGAACTTGCAGGTGACAATCGTGGACAGGTAGAGGAAGGGTTAGCACGTATTGAACGTGCAGCATTGGCAGAGATAGAGGGTAAAGCAGTTCGTGTTCCTGTGTTTGAAGCACTAAAGCTTCTTATTGTATCAGGTAATGCGCTTTTATTTAAAGACCCTAAGGGACAGATGCGTGTATATCGTCCTGATCGTTTCGTTATTAAACGTGACATGATGGGGAACGTGCTAGAAATTATTACAAAAGAATCAGTAGCGGGTATTATGTTGCCAGAGGCAGCACAAGCTGTCATTACAGCAGGTGATACCCCAATGAAGAACCACCACCTGTACACCAAGGTTGTCCGTACTAAAAAAGGATGGGAAACTGAACAAGAGGTAGCAGGTATATCCATTGAGGAGTCCAAGGGTACTTATAAAGTAGACCGCAATCCCTTTATCCCACTACGGTTTATCCGTATTGATGGTGAGGACTATGGGCGTGGCTTCATTGAAGAATACTTAGGAGACTTACGTAGCCTTGAAGCACTAACTAAGGCTATTGTTGAGGGTAGTGCTGCATCAGCAAAGCTACTATTCTTGGTACGTCCTAATGGTACAACCAAGACTAGTCAGCTATCCAAAGCACCTAACGGTGCGTTTGTAACTGGTGATGCTAACGATGTCTCAGCTATGCAAGTACAGAAGTCAGGTGATTTCCGTGTTGCACTAGAAACTATGCGTATGATTAACGACAGATTGGCTGCGGCCTTCCTGTTGAATAGTGCTGTACAGCGTAATGCTGAACGTGTCACAGCCGAAGAAGTACGTTTTATGGCACAAGAACTAGAGACTGCGCTTGGGGGCGTGTACTCAGTTCTATCACAAGAGTTTCAGTTGCCTATGATTAACTTGCTGTTGACCTCATTGGAGACACAGGGCAAGATGCCTAAGATGCCAAGGGACAGTGTTAAACCTACTGTCGTAACTGGTATTGAGGCACTAGGCCGTGGGCAAGACCTTAACAAACTTGCCGCTTTCTTACAGTATCTTCAGCCACTTGGTCCTGAAGTTATACAAAGTGAGATGAACCTTGGTGATTACATAGACAGACTTGCAGCATCTCTTGGCATTGATACGTCAGGACTTATTAAGTCAGACGAACAGAAGCAACAAGAACAGATGATGCAGCAGCAAATGATGCAACAACAAATGTTAGAACAAACAGCAGCAGGTATGGCGCAAAGCGCAGCACCACAGCTAGCTAAAGGCGCAGTAGAAACGGAGTAACACATGGCAGATGCCGTAAACACTTATCAAGAAGAACCAGCAGAGTCACAAGAACATGTTGACGCTATGCTGGCTAAGGTTGAGGGTACTCAAGTAGACCCTGAACGTCCAGAATGGTTGCCTGAAAAGTTCAAATCACCAGAGGATATGGCTAAAGCCTACTCTGCACTAGAAGGTAAACTAGGTAGTAATTCAGAAGCTGAGGCTCAACAAGAAGCAGACAGTCAGACAGAAGATGTTAGTCAGACAGCAAACGAGGTTTCTGAGTTACTTGATGAAAGAGGACTAGACTTTGAAGTATTCCAACAGGAATATGCAGAGAACGGTACTCTATCAGAAGAAGCATACCAAGCCCTAGAGGAAGCTGGCTTTCCAGAAGCTATGGTTGACTCATGGATTGAAGGTCAGAACGCTGTTGCGGCTCAGATGACTTCTGATATGCAGTCCCTTGTTGGGGGTGCTGAGGAATATTCTGCTATGGTACAGTGGGCAGCAGACAATCTTCCTGAGGCAGAGGTTGATGCTTTTAATGCTACAATGGAAACGCAAGATGCAAACTTAATTCAGTTTGCCATCCAAGGTCTAAGCGCAAGGTATCGAACTAATGCGGAACCTTCCCTACTTCAAGGTGGGACAGGTGAAGTGTCAGGTGGGAAGTTCAATAGCAATGCAGAATTAACTGCTGCTATGCGTGACCCCAAATACGCGCAAGACCCTGCCTACAGGCAAGCAGTCGCTGATAAGTTGGCTCGTTCTAGCCTGTTCTAACATTGTTGCATGGGGTTGGGGGAGAAATCCCCCTTCCTTCTAGTTACATTACGGTGTGCCTAGAAGGGATCACATCCCTAACACGAAGCTAACATAACAAACGATTACCCCTGACCCCTTGCGAGGGACAATCTTGGAGAAAGGATGTAGTGTAATGCAGAGTGTACTTAACTCAACATTATACTCACTAAGGAGTAATTACAAATGGCACAAGCTGCTTCAAATCCGGCCTATAGCGTAAGCTTCCAAGGCCAGAATAACAATACAGGTGACGTACGTGACCTATTTCTCAAGCTGTATGCTGGCGAAGTCCTAACAGCCTTTGAGGAAAAGAAAGTCCTTATGGACAAAGTACGCACTCGTACAATCTCAAAAGGTAAGTCTGCATCATTTCCAATGACAGGCCGTGCATCTGCTGAATACTTGACCCCCGGAAACGAAATTACTGGTGGACAATTACGTGCAGGTGAACGCATCGTCACAATTGATGACTTGCTGATCTCAAGCCAGTTCATTGCTAACATTGATGAAGCTATCAACCACTACGATGTACGTTCAATCTACTCAAAGGAAGCTGGTATCGCACTAGCTAACGAGGCAGACAAGAACGTAGCACGTATGTTGACCAAGGCTGCATTGGCAACTAACGCAACACGTGCTGCTGGTCTTGTTCAAGACTACAAAGCCTTTACCGAAGAAGACTTTACAGATAACGTCAACATTGGTACAGCTACTGCTGACTCAACAGATGCTGCCAAGCTTGCTAAAGCTATCTTTGACGCACGTAAAGAGATGGAAATCAAGAACGTACCTACTGATGGTGCTGTTGTTGTACTTGCACCAGATCAGTACTACGCCCTCTTGGACGTAACTGATGGTAACAAGCTTGTCTACATGAACAAAGACTTTGGTGGTGCTGGTTCAATTGCATCAGGCACAGTACCTTCAATTGCTGGTATGCCTGTCATCATGTCAAACCACGCTAAAGTATCTAACCTGTATGTGAACTTCACCACAGGCGATGCTAACGAAGGTAAGACATCTGACAATGCACCACTAGCAAACACTGCTGGTTCTGGACGCACAACACACTATGACCTACCGACTGCTGCTGTAGACGGTGCTGACATGGTGGCTCTTGCTTCTAAGTTCCGTGGCTTTGTCTTCACACCAGACGCTGTTGCTACTGTCAAGCTTCTTGACCTTGGCATGGAGTCTGAGTATCAGATTAATCGTCAAGGCACACTGATGGTTGCTAAGTACGCAATGGGACACAACGTCCTGCGTCCAGCAGCCTGTATCGGTCTGTCTGAGGTTTAATAAACTTGGGGGTAGCTTAACGGCTACTCCCTTTTTTTATTGGATGGTGTTATGAAAAAGCTAAAGATTAAGAAGTCACGTGTGAACGAGGCAGGTAACTACACCAAACCTACTATGCGTAAGCGTATGTTCAACGCTATTAAGTCTGGAAGTAAGGGTGGTAATGCAGGTCAGTGGTCTGCGCGTAAGGCTCAACTACTAGCTTCTCGTTATAAGAAGGCTGGTGGGGGTTATACATCGTGAAGAAACCTCAGGAAAGCCTAAAGAAATGGACAAAGCAAAAGTGGCGTACTAAGTCTGGTAAACCATCAGGTAAGACAGGTGAACGCTACCTACCAGAGAAAGCTATTAAGTCGTTGTCTGCGTCAGAGTACGCTGCTACTACTAAAGCAAAGCGTGAAGGCTCTCGCAAAGGTAAACAGTTTGTCCGTCAACCTCTAAAGATTGCTAAGAAGACAGCACAGTATAGGAAATAGATATGCCAAATGTAGCAGGTAAAGAATATAAGTATACTAAAAAGGGTATGGCACAGGCTAAGGCTGCGGCTAAGAAGACTGGTGCTACCATAAAGTATAAGAAGAAGAAATGATATGGCTATTACACACGCAGGTGAAACCTTCCAAGGACTACGTATACCAAAGCGTTCTCCTAAAGGTAAGAAATCACATGCTGTACTGGTAGGCACAAAAGAGAAACCAAAAGTTATTAGGTTTGGTGAACGAGGTGCTAAAACAAACCAGTCAGCCAAACAACGTAAAGCTTTCAAAAGCAGACACGCAAAGAACATAGCCAAAGGACCGTCAAGCGCAGCTTATTGGGCTAATAAGGTTAAGTGGAAAGCATAGGTAAACGACATGGCAGGAACAACTAAACTAGATGCAGTCAACACAATGCTTTCTGCCATTGGCGAAGCACCAGTTAGTAGTCTCTCCTCTGGCTTGATTGAAGCGGAGATTGCAGAGACTATCCTTGACACAGTTGACAGAGAAGTACAGTCTATGGGCTGGCACTTTAACACAGAATTAAACAAAAGTTTTGCCCAAGATACTAATGGTCAGATAATCTTACCTGCTGATATTCTTAAAGCAGATGCTACCCTAGTAGCTAACAGCCCTGACCTAGTACAACGTGGCTTAAAAATGTATGACAGAAAGAACCACACGTTTAACATTGGTGTAAATGTAGGACTTGATGTAGTGGTTCAATTAGAATTTAATGATGTACCTGAGGTAGCAAAACGGTACATGGTATTACGTGCTACACGTATCTTCCAAGATCGTGTGGTAGGTTCAGCTACCCTACATGGTTTCCATGAGAAGGACGAAAATCGTGCTTTAATGGAACTAAGAGAATTTGACAAATCTGCTGACGATGATAACATCTTTGATAACTATGATACATACAGCATCATTGACAGGCAGGGACGGAGAACAATGTAATGGCACTAATTAGTCAATCCATTCCTAACCTAATTAACGGAGTATCGCAGCAGCCACCTTCCCTACGCTTGTCTACTCAGGCAGAGGTACAGGAAAACGGATTGTCTAGTGTTGTCTCTGGACTATCTAAACGTCCACCTACACAACACATAGCAGACTTAGGTGTTATTAGTAACCTAGACAAAGCTTTTATCCACACTATTCGTAGAGATGAGAACGAACTGTACTCTATGGTGGTAGATACAGCAGGAACTATCCGTGTGTTCGACAAGGACGGTACAGCTAGGACAGTTACTAACAACGCTGCTTCTTACTTAGCAGGGCTTACAGACCCTAGTAAGGAACTGTCTGCTGTTTCTATTGCTGACACAACATTCATTCTAAATAAGAATACTATTGTAGCTAAGGATACTACAACTAGTCCAGCACGTGGACCAGAAGCACTGGTATATGTTAAACAGGCTGACTATTCCTCTACGTATCGTGTAAAGCTAACTAAAAGCGGGTCATCAAGCACAGTGGAATTTGCCACTAAATCTTCTACCCAAGCAAGCACAGCAGATACACAAAACGCAGAACGTGGTGCATCAACAGACTTAATTGCACAAAACTTAGATACCTTTTCAGGTAGTGGTGTTAGTGGCACTTACTACACAAATATTACAAATGGTAGTGCTGTATCAGGATTGACTGTCACACGCTACGGCTCAGTGTTACATATCCAATCCACCGACAGCACAGACTTCCAAGTAGAGGTAGGTGACTCTCATGGTGGTGATCACTTGCTTGTGTTCAAGGATGAGACACCTGACTTTAAGAAGCTACCTGTAGAGGGACCAAACGACTTCCTAATTAAAGTAGCTGGTGATAACCAGAAAGCACAGGATGACTTCTATGTTAAGTTTGCTGATGGTGTGTGGAAAGAAACAGTAGCTGAGAATGTCTTGATTGATATTGATGCTTCAACCATGCCACACAAACTTACTAAGCAATCTAACGGTACGTTTATATTTGATGAAGTAGGTTATGAATCACGTAAAGTAGGTGATGATGCTACTAACGACTTTCCTTCCTTTATAGGATTTCCATTAGCTGACATCTTCTTTCACAGAAACAGACTTGGCGTACTAGCTGATGAGAATGTTATCTTTAGTAGGGCAGGTGAGTTTGTAAACTTTGACTTCTTCCGTAAGTCTACACTTACAACAGTTGACAGCGATCCTATTGATGTAGCAGTTTCCTCTAACAAGGTGAACATACTTAAACACGCTGTACCATTTAACAACACACTATTGCTGTTCTCTGAACTAACACAGTTCAAGGTAACGGCTGATCCTATCCTAACCCCTGAGACTATCAACGTATCTAGCACCACAGAGTTTGAGGCTTCACTGAGAGCCAAGCCAGCAGCCGCTGGTAGATTTGTGTACTTTGCTAGTAAGCGTGGCGCATGGTCAGGTATGTGGGAATATTACGTTGACTCTGACACTGATACTAATGATGCTGCTGAAACTACGTCACACGTACCAGAGTATCTTGACGGTGAAATTAAAAAGATTGAGGCATCATCTAACGAGGACATGATCCTTGTACAGACTACAGGTGAAACTGAATCAGTCTACGTCTACAGGTACTACTGGAAAGGTAGAGAGAAGCTACAGGCTTCTTGGTCTAAGTGGACGTTTGGTGATGATGTACTGTCCATGGCCTTTAACTTGGCTGACATTATGATACTTGTTAAACGTGGTAGTAACTTGTTCCTAGAAAAGATTAACCTATCAGTAGATGATGCTACTCAGTATACTACAGGTCAATTCCCTATTATGTTGGACAGGCGTGTACAGTTAGAAACAAGCGGTCTTACTACTGTACCCTATACAGATAGTAACTTGACTTACATTAACCAACGTGGTAAAGTAATTGCAGTTAGTGATGTAGCAGCTTTGCTTAGTGCATCAGAGGTAGTCTATGCAGGTATACCCTACACATTTAAATACCAGTTCTCAGAGCCAGTACTTAAACAAGATAACAGTCCTATCACAACAGGACACTTACAGCTTAGAAACTATGCAGTTGTTTACAATGACACAGGTTTCTTTGACGTTAAGGTAACACCTCTTAAACGTGCTACTTATACTCGTAGCTTCACAGGACGTATTGTTGGTGCTTCTACTAACATCCTAAACCAAGCAGCTATTGACTCTGGCACTTATCGCTTTGGTGTTGTTGGTAAAGCTGGTGATGTTGATGTTGTATTAGAAAGCAGCAGTCACTTCCCTTGTGTATTCCAATCAGCAGAGTATGAAGCCTTCTTTAATCTACGTTCACGGAGAATGTAATGAAAGTCCATGTGAGAGATAGTATCCAGTCTGATGTAGACTACCTAGCTTCTAACCTTAGAGAAGAAGACAGGCTAGAGGTGTTATCCTCACATGGCGATGTTAAACAAGGACTACAAGATGGTTTTGATTACTCTGAGGAGTGTTACACTATTATAGTAACAGATACAAACGAGATTGCAGGTATGTATGGTCTGTGTGAGATGGATGACATGGTAGCAACGCCTTGGCTACTTACTAGCCCAGCAATACATAAAGTATGGCTACCATTTCTACGTCAATCTAAACAATGGGTAGCAGACGCTAACCTAAAATACCCTGTACTTACCAACGCCTGTGATGAACGATACCACGTAGCTTTAAAGTGGTTAAGGTTCGTAGGGTTTACTTTTATTAAACGCCATGAAACGTATGGCGAAGGGAATAAACCCTTCTTAGAATTTGTGAGGATATAAAATGGACCCAATGACCATGCTTGCCATTGGTGGCACTGTTGCGGATTTCTTTGGTGCTAGTGCTAAAGCTAAACAAGATGAAGCACGTTATCAACAGAACCGTATTAATGCTGCCGCTGCACGTGACCTAAAGATACAATCTCTTAATACACGTATGATCCAAGAAGGTGAAGCAGCCGCAGCACAGAAACAACAACTATCACTTGAAGCCTTACGAAGACAAGAGAGGGCAGCAGTAGCCGCAGGTGAATCAGGGGTTTCTGGTTCCTCTGTAGACAGAACAGTATCAGAGTTTGAGACTGCACGTTTGCGTGGAGTTACCACAGTCAACGCACAGACAGAAGCCTTACGTAATCAGATTGAATTAGAAAAGCTAGGTGCTAGTGCTGAGGCTGTAAATAGAATTAACTCCCTGCCACGTGGACAAGCACCAAACTTTCTAGCCTATGCTGTTAAAGCTGGCGCACAAGCTTATGCTGGCATGAAACAGGCAGAAGCATTAGACCCTAAGAATATTGCAAAACAAATGGTGGACATACAAACTGAAGTAGGTAAGATAGTACCATCAGTTGTCCCTAGTCTACCCTCAGCATCTAGTATAAGCTGGACAGGTGGACCTACTATGTCAGCAGCTAGTGGCTTTTTACCAAACTCATTAGGTGCAAATGTACTTAATCAGGGTGGCAATGTCACACTCTTTCAATAAGGATAGATCATGGCTAAACAAAGAGTACAGGTAGCACCTTTACAGGCTACGGCTGCTGTAAGGCCAACGGCTGCACCAGTAGAGACATATACTAGACCTGCTGAGAAACAAGTATCAAACCCTTTAGCTGATTTTGTTAATGCCATTACACCTGCTATTAAAGCAGATGCTGAAATAAAAAGACAAAGGCAGCAGCAACTAGGCAGAGAAGTACAGGCAGGTATTGCAGAAAAGCAAGCCTTCCAAGCAAAGATTGCTGTAACAGATTTGTTATCTGAGTCAGTAAATCAGTACGAACAAAACAAAGAATTTTACCTTGAAGCTGGTCCAGAAAGAATGGCTGCTGATAGGCAGGGTTACTTTACAGATTACTTAACAAAGCTTGAGGATGCTGGAACTAACCCAGCTATCATAACAGCAATTAAAGAAGACTTAGAACTAGGTACTATTAAGTTCTTTGCTGATCCTGCTGCTGGATATAACCAAGCTAAGGCTACATATGACTTAGATAAAGCAGATGCTGTAGTACTAGATAAAATTACAAAGATTACTACAGACCCTAACATGCCTAGAAAGGCACAAGCACAACTAATTAACACTCTAATATCAGACTACTTTAAAACAGGTAGGGATAAAAAAGGCCTTAATGATAAGCTTATGGATTTAGCAGACAAGCAGTCTGGTATGATGGGCGAAACAGCCTTAACAGATTGGTTACAGTCACCTGAATCCTTAAACCGTTTTGGTGTAGCTGAGTATGCTGATGCAGTAACTCGTATTAGAAAAAACGAAGCTAGTATGGCTAAGAAAAGAGCCAAGGCTGGTGAAGATGCTTACTTTGCAGATATTATAAACCAGCGTTTAGCAAGTTATGTAAACACAGGACAACAGGGTGATCTAGCTATTGGTACTGAGATGACACATCCAGTGACTGGTACAACAAGAAAGATTACAGCAGAAGATGTACAAACTGCTTACGAAGCTAACAATGCAAAAGAACTAGAAGCAAAGCTAGCGGTAACGCAAGACATTGTGAACGCAGCTAGCCCTGAGTTTAAGCGTGGTGATCCATCAGCTAACCCTGCTGTTGTAGAACAGGCACACTTAGTTAAATCATTTGATGAGTTCTACACACCCTTTCAGGTTATGCCTACACAGTATAAGAACGCAATTAGCAGTGGTGCTTCAGTACTAACTACTTCTACTGGTAATCCAGAGAAAGACATGCAGCTAGCATCGCAAGCTTTTGCTGCGTATCGTACTGTAGAGAGTTTATCATCAGGTCTGACTAAGCGTAGTAAGACGTTGAAAGAAGATGACTTACTGCGTATGCGTACCCTAGATATTTTATCTGGTCCTGCTGGTAGAGAGTTTGATCAAGCACTAAATGCAGTGCAGGGTGAACTATATAAAGATGCAGGTTCACGTGTAACTCTTGATAAGATGTTAGACGCAACAGATGATTCATGGTGGTCTGGTTCTAAGTACAACGACATAGAAAACCCAGCAGAAGTATTAGCACAGTTTAAGGATGTTGTACAGGCTTTGGTAAGGGCTGACGGTATGTCTGCTGAAAAAGCTATGGAACTAGCGGCTGGCTATCTTGAAGAAGACTGGCTGGTAGTAGAAAGTACCAACGGTGTTAAACGTGCTGTGCCTCTGTTAAACACAGACATCAAGCAGTATGCAGGTCAAGAGAAAGCAGCGGCTGACTATCTGAATGAAGCCATGCTAGTACCTGAGATAAACAGCTTAGTTAGAAGTGTACGTGGCGAGGGTGCTGGCCTTTCTATGAAAGTAAATCCTTCTAACCCTAATGCTGTGGACATTATTATTGAGGCTGAAGATGGTGCTGCACCACCCTTTGTTATTGACACTGTAGCTTTCTCTGAATTAGGTACACTATCTCAGGAGATGATGGTTGAACGTCTACGAGTAGAGGCTAACAGAGAATCAGAGTTTACAGCCAATAGGGGTGTGTTTACAACTATTGATCTAGCTGACTTAGGTAATCTTGATGATGATGAGATAGAAGCTAGAACAGGTATTGCACCTGATGAAGCTAACGCACTACGAGAAGTACGTGCATCATTAAATAAAATGATAGGCGTATCCCCAGAGGATGAGGCTATTAAGGCTGAGAACGAAGCCCTTATGGTTCTACGTACTCAGGCTGAAGCTGAAGCAAGCGAAACTGATGAGGCTAATCAGGTAGAAGAAAAGCCTTTCTTTGAGGTTGGTGAAGTAAACCTAATGAACGCTTTTACTGATATGTTTAAAGACAAGAAGGTAAAGGAAAGTGTTATTAGTAAGGCTAAGGAACAGGGCATATCTGATGATAAAGCTGAAAGTTTCTTTGCTAGTCTGGTAGATTCAGCAGGTTCTTTCTTTGCAGGTGAGGAAGCACAAGCAGCTACACTAGCCAGCGAAACAGCACCTAGCGAAACCACTAGAACAATATTTAAAGATCAAACAGGAAAAGTAGCAGATATGACAGGTAATACCGTTGCAGAAAAAGCAGGTAATCTAATTAAATCCCAAGAGGGGTTTGAGCCTTCACCTTACAAGGATGGTAAAGACCGTTCAGTAGGTTACGGTTTCTATTTACCTGCACTAGAGCCTGATGAACTAGCTTTAATTGCTGATGTAGAAAACATTACACAAGAAGAAGCTGATGCAGTTATGGAACTGAAGACTAGGAAGATTAGTACCTTCTTAGCTGATGAGATTACTAACTTTGAAGCACTGCCTGAGGAAACTCAACTAGGTGTAATGAGTATGGCTTATCAATTAGGTGCGCCTAATCTTCCATCTAGCTGGCCTAGCTTTATGAAGGCTATCAAGGAAGCTGCTTCTGCACCTGAGGGTTCAGCAGAACAAACAGCAGCCTTAGAAGAAGCAGCCTTTAATATGCTTTACAATCGCAAGGCAGATGGTTCTACTACTAAAACAAAATGGTATCAACAGACACCTAACCGTGCGGAAGAAATGGCTGCGGCTGTAAAAGGATAACATAATGGCTGAGATTTCTAAGGAAACACAAGAGAAGTTGGGATTTGGTAAACCTTTACCTAGTCCCTTTGTCTCTCGTATAAGTGAAAACTCTCTTGAGGCTATGAAACGTCAGGAAGAAATCTCTAACGAACAAACAGATTTCTCTACGTTGTATAGCAAGGCTAGAGAAGAAGAACACATTGATGCTATTGCATCTCGTAATCTGTATAGATTCTCAGCCAATCCTTACAATCCTGTAACAGAGATTACTACTGAAATGTCAGATGCCCTCACTGCGGGGTTGACAGACGAAAGAGCCATCGAAGATATATTTGATGCGGCTAGGTCTGAGAGCCTTGACTATGCTATGACAATGGCAGAGGACTATCGTAAGACTTCTAAGAACAGAGAAGAACTAGCCGCTGCTGGTTGGAGAGGCATAGGGGCTACAATACTAGCTGCTATGACTGACCCAACTGAGGTGGCAGGTATCGTAGGAACCACGGCTGCTGTGTCAGCTATCAGTGGTCCTGCTGCGCCTGTTACTGGTACAGCTACGGCTGTCGCTGGAACTGCTGTGCAAGCAGGTAGATCACTGAAGAAGGGTTACAATGTATATAGAGCCTTGAAGATAGGTGCTGGATTAGGTGCAGCAGAGGCAGCAGTGTTTGAAGGTATACGTGCTTCGATGAAGTACGATATTGATGGCGGTGATGTAATGCTTGCTGGACTGTTTGGTGCAGGTCTACAGGGTGGTATAAGTGCCGCTGGAATGACTTTTGCTAAACGAGCCAAGGTACATCAGCTAGCACAGCGTAGTGCGCTTGGTGAGGTGCTTACGCCTGATGAACAGGCTTTGCTAAAAGCTAACTCAGGTGAAGAACTTACTAACAAGATTATTGCACAAGAAGCTGCGACAGGTGACTTTGCTGGACTAGGTACTAAGTCTATCAACGAGATTACAGCAGAACAGGCACGTACTGTATCCTTCCAGAGAGGCAGCAATGCCTTTACCAAGGCTGTTAGACTAGATGCTTTACGTAGCTTGGTATCTCCCTTTGTTAGAGCCAAGCAATCGTCTAACGGATTTATACGCCTTGGTGCAGATAAGCTGGGATTGAATAGTACAGGTAACAAGTCAGGTGAGGTGGTAAACCCATCTGCATCTGAGGTTAAGGCTTATCTAGAAAGTAAATACCGTACAGGTTTTGCACGTAGCTTAACAGTAAACCGTAAGGCTTGGATGGCAGGTAGTGGTGGTTCAGTACAAGACTTTAACGTATTAGTATCAAAAGCTATGCGTGATCCTAATGCTATTGTGCCTACAGAAGTACGGAAAGTAGCAGACGATGTACATAAGCAGCAAAGAGAATTAGGTGAGTTAGCTATTAAGAATAATGTAGCAGGTTTTACTACAGGTATCTTAGACAACCACCCTAACTATCTACCTAGGCTTTTTAGTGATAACGGTATTACTAAGATACGTGCTAAGTTTGGCGATGACAACGTAGCTGTAACAGACTTGGTGGAAAAAGCTATACGTTCTGGACAGCCTGACATTGAGGATGCTGTACGTAGGGCATTGACCACTGCTAAAAGTAAACGTGTTACTCAGAAAGCAATCAATAACTACATTCGTAAGATGGCTACTGGCTATGCTAAGACAGTAATGTCACGGCCTTTTAAAAAGGGCGGTAACGTAGGTGGCCTAGATTTATCAGTAGAAGATTTGACTGCTGCCTTAAAGAAAGAGGAACTAGACGAAGACGTTATCATTGGTGTACTAGAAGCAGTAACCAAGTCTAAAGGACTACGCGCACATAAACGCGCACAACCTCGCTTAGTATTGGATGAGAATGTAACAATTAATGCTAAAACTGTTAATGGTGATGTAGAAGAACTGTCTTTCTCTGAGTTACTAGAGAACGACATTGAAAACCTACACAATGCTTACGTATTCCAGATGTCAAGTGGTATCGGATTAGCACGTAACGGTATTAACACTAATGCTGCTGGTTCATCCTTTGATGATTTCTTAGCTAAGATTAAGAAAGAGAATGTTGAACAAGGTATAACAGGTACTGAAGCAGAAGAAAAAGCTTTACAGTATATGTATGATGGAATCACTGGTCAACACGTATTCAAGCAGGATGTTAGTGATGGCGTAAGAAGGCTAAACAGACGTATACGTGAGTATAGCTTTATTACCAATATGGGCATGTCAGGTATGGCAGCTATGATGGAGTTGACTAACTCTCTGTTAGAGTACTCACTACCAGTCTTACTACGTACCATGCCTCAGTATCGTAAGCTTTATAGTAAAGCAGCTAATGGTCAGCTTGATGATAAGTTGTTACGTGAACTAGAAGTAATGACAGGACTAGGTGGTGATGTAGTTACATCTAAATTTAATCGTGCCTCTCGTTTTGAGGGTGGCGATATGGATGCAGCTATGATGCCTGAGGCTGTAACTTTCCACGATGAACTACTTGGTAGGGCTAGAGAGAAAGTCTCTATACTCTCAGGTTTGTCAGGAGTAACAGCTAGCCTACGCCGTATGTCTATGCTAAACTATTCTTCACAGTGGACTAGGGCAGCAGCACAAGGCAAGCCACCATTCTCAAAGATCAAGATGGAACAGCTTGGTATTGATGATGATGTGGCAGATGCAATCTTTGCTAACATTAAAAAACATGCTACAACAAGAAACAACGGCAAGGTTCTACAGTCTTTGAATATAGATAAGTGGGATATTAAATCTGCCAAGGGTGTTTCAGGTGAGGATGTAAGAGAAGCTTTTTCCATCTCTGTTTATAGAGAAGCTACTCAGAACGTACAGGAAATGAACTTAGGTTCTGTGAATGGTACACTGCGTAGTGAATGGGGCAAGACTATCTTTCAGTTTCTTAGCTTTCCATTAGCAGCTTTAGAACAGCAAACAATGCGTATGGGTGTTCGTCTTAGGCATGGAGATGTTGTAGTTGGTAAGGTTATTATGGGTAGCATGTTCATGGGTTCTCTTATGTACATGGCAAAAGTACAGATGGCTGCGGCTGGACGTAGTGATGCCGATGAGTACATCAAAGAACGTATGAGTATGAAAAACCTGACTAAAGGCTCACTAGAACTTATTGGTGTGGCTAGTGTGTTTGGATACATTGCACAGGTTACAACAGGAATGATGGGTGGAAACTCTTATGCAACTACACCACCAGCCTTGTCAATGGCATCTAACGCAATACAAACACTAGGAAACTTTGCAGAAGGTGACATGACTGAATCAGAATGGCGTAAGTTTTTAAGACTTGCCCCCTTTTCATCTCTATATGTTGTCAAGCAAGGACTAAACAAAGTAGCTAATGAAGCAGCAAACTAAATAGGAAAACAAATGCCACTATCATATGAAAACTATACAGGGGATAACACTACCACACAGTTCTCTATCCCCTTTACCTATCAAGCAGAATCTGAAATAAGTGTAACAGTAGATGGTGTGGCTGAGACAGGTTTAACTTTTCCTTCTAGTTCTACTGTGCAACTAACATCAGCACCAGCTACTGGAACTCTGGTACAGGTGCGGCGTACCACAGACCTTGCAACACGTGCTGTGGACTTTGCCTCAGGATCAGTACTAACTGAGGAAGACTTAGATAATTCTAGTATACAGACTTTCCACGCAGCACAAGAAGCCATTGATAAAACCAACGATGGTATGACACTAGGCTCAGATGACAAGTGGGATTCACAGAACAAGATTATCAAAAGTGTTGGTACTCCTACAGCCACCACAGATGCTGCAACAAAAGCTTATGTAGATGGTGTAGCTGGTTCTGCTAGTGCAGCAGCCGCTAGTGCCTCAGCAGCAGCATCGTCAGCTACAGCAGCGGCAACTAGTGCCACAGCAGCTTCTACAAGTGCTACTAATGCTGGTACATCTGCCACTACAGCTAGCACAGGGGCTACTACAGCTACCACACAAGCTACGGCAGCAGCAGCTAGTGCAGCAGCAGCCCTCGTATCAGAGAACAATGCTGCTACAAGTGCTACTACAGCTACTACTCAGGCCGCTACAGCGACTACACAAGCTGGTGTAGCTACAACACAAGCAACCAATGCAGCAACATCTGCAACGGCTGCACAGGCTGCACAGGCAGCGGCAGAACTAGCAGCAGATAACTTTGATGATACTTACCTTGGTGCAAAATCTAGTGACCCCACGGTGGACAATGACGGTGACGCACTAAACGCTGGTGATTTATATTTCAATACAACCAGCAACGTACTAAAAGTTTACAGCGGTTCAGCTTGGCAAGTTGCGGCTGTATCAACATCAGGACTGTTGGCTGCTGCCAATGATTTGTCTGATCTTAATGATGCGCCTACAGCTTTGACCAACCTTGGCTTAACAGCCACAGCAGCAGAACTAAACACACTAAGTGGTATTACATCTGATGTCACTGAATTGAATTATAACGACATCACAACGCTTGGTTTAGTCGAAGCTAGTAAAACTGTGACTGCTGATGCTAACGCAGAGATAACTATCCCTGATGATAAGAAGCTATATTTTGGCACAGATCAAGACGCACACATTCGTTACGATGAAAACACCACAGACACATTGATTGTGGATGGTGCTAAAGTGAAATTTGGGCAAGCAGTCAGAGGCAACAACTTTTCGTCTAACATTTCTGGAAGCACAACACTTAGCTTTGCTAATTATCAAAACTTCATTGTAACGCTGACAGGTAATGTCACGTTATCTAACCCAACGACAGAAACAACAGGTCAAACTGGCTTTATTGTCTTTATTCAGGACAGCACTGGCGGGTACACAGTATCACTAGGCACTGACTATGAGACTGCTGGCGGTGCTGGTCTAACATTATCAACAACGGCTGATGCCTATGATGTTGTGCCTTATATTGTTAAAGCTAATGGCTCTATTCTACTAGGTACACCACAACTTGCATTTGCATAAAGGAGAGAAACTATGAGTACACCTTTAGGTTCATCTCAGTGGATGTATGCAAGCGGCGAAGAAGTCACCCAGCAATCCCTCAAGTTCAACGATGACGAAAGCCAGTACCTAAGCTGGACACCGGATAGTGCTGGCAACCGCAAGACTTGGACTTGGAGTGGCTGGGTCAAGCGTGGCAACTTGGGGTCAGCCCAATATCTT